ATGTAGTTACTTCTTCCCATAGCGGCTTCACGCTCTAGGAGGTCGTCATCTGCAAAGCGATCAGGGTCGGTGACACTCCATTCGTCTACACCTTTATCTAGGTCTTCCTGTATCTGTGGTGCTAGTAATCCTTCGTACTTACTGAGTTTGTCTTTTCTTGGGTATCTACTTGGCCAAACGAACGGACGGTAGTTACGCTCTGCCAACTTACGATAAACAGTAAAAACAGTCTGAGGAGTCCCAAGGTAGCAAATACGGCTATCGCTTTTGGGGGTAAGGATAGATTCTGCTTCCGTACAGAGTTGAAGAAGTTTTTCACGCATCAACTCCGTCATACTGTTTCCTGGTACTTCTATGTCGTCTAGGACCATGAGGTCTGCACGAGAACCAGTAAGTTGTCCAGTAATACCAACGCTTTTTACGCTGGGAGCCTGATGAGGCGAGCAAAGTACGTCGAAGGAGATACGACTCCACCTTGCCTCGTCGCTTTTTGGTCTTAGGTGATTTAACCATGGTGTCTCTATGATTAGTTTCTGTAGGAAGATCGACATGTTGTCTGCTCTCTCTTTAGAGGCAGAGATGATCATGATCTTTCTTTCTGGATCTTTGAATAACGTCCATAACACGAACGCCCCTGTAATCCAGCTCTTTCCGACTCCTCGGAAGGCTTGGATCTGTAGACGTTTAGGACCGTGTTGTAAATAGTCAGCTATTGCGAATTGTGCTCTTGTTGGTGGTGGTAGTTCAAGCTGTTCCCATAAAGCGGTCAGAAACAGCTTGAAATCACCCTGTAGAGCCTCTAAAGGGTTGGTCATGTATGTTTTATCGTTTGACTATTTTCAGTAGGCTTCTAAGCCATTGGAATCCTTAATGTTGTTCCAGGTATGTTGAAAATTTGAGCAGGTCTATATCCAGGTATATTTGTTTCTCCAAAAAGAGTGAAGTCAGAATTAAGTCTACGATTTTTTGACCCATAACCTCCATTGATCTTCACCTTTCCATTCTTACCATTTCCGTTCCCATTCTTTCCATTACCGTTTCCATTACCGTTTCCATTACCGTTTCCATTACCGTTGCCATTTTTAGCATCCTTAAAGATATCACTAAATTTAACTCTTCCATATCTACGGCTAGTCTGTTTTTTTTCCATCTTTTCTAGAGCCTTGTTTTTCTTTGCTACCTCTCTAGCTTTTTTGGAATTTTCTTTACCAGTCAACTTCTGTAAATTCTTTGGATCATTACCAATGCCTTGTTTTTTTAAAAGTGCAAGGCGTTTTACATATTCAGCTTTAGTTATTAGTCCAGCTTTTAGTTCATAATTCAACTGCCTAATCATTGGACCAGTTGTTTGAGCTTCAAAAACATGGTCAGCTTGTAACCCTCGTTTGTTTATTTGTAAAGCTTGGTTTTTAAACTTAGCTAGTTTATCTTTTGATAAATGGCTACTACTTATTTTTAAGTTGTCATTCCTTAAATTTCTTTCAGCTACTTTAGAGCTAGTTTTCGCAAGATTAAATTTAGGTTTAGCAGTTGAGCCACGGTTCCTGACTTGGTTTGCTTCTCCATCTACATTTACTTTAGTAACTATACCTGCTTTAGAGTTGTTGTTGCTAGCAAGTTTGTCTCTTATGTATTTTAAAAACTGAGGCTTTTGTTCTAAAGTAATGTTATAAGAACCCTCTTTAACCTTAAAGGTATCTTCGGCCATAAAAAAAGCCGCCCTTGCGGACGGCTACGAGATATTGATTAGTGGGTGTTAATACGACTTCTTATTGGCTATACGTTTAGCTCGTTCTTCGAAGTACGCTGTTTTTGCCTCCGTCATTTCTTTGTATTCCTTAGCATCAGCTTTATCTTTTGGAGACTCATAGGTTGCTGTGCCTGTAAATTCCTTTGCCATTAATTGATATGGTTTAAAATAAGTTGCTCTCTGGAATGGTTACGTCCATATGTCTGACGCATCCATCTGAGCCAATGACTGCTACCTTTGCCTTGATTACACGCTCGACAGGCGGGGACCAAATTGCTTGTAAGATCCTCGCCACCATTCGTTCTAGGTTTGACGTGATCGAGTGTAAGTTCGTTAATTTCATAATTGTTTCCGCAATAAACACATGTACAATTGAAGTGCTCTTTTATAGCTCTTCTCCAGAGCCGTTTAGCATCAGGACTTGTCATGGTTATTAGGTTTTGTAAATAGTGTTGTGGGCTAGGTAGTAGTGGGGTCATTTACGAATCTTTAATCTGCTTTTACGGTTAATAGATGGAGACTGAAGTCTTCCTTTAGTAGTACTCCCTTTGTAGTGAGCTGCATCTTTGCCATCACCATTACCGTAAGTACCTAGTTTTCTATTAAGCTTGTTAGCGTTGACTCTTAATGCTTTCCCTTTCTTTGTTTTGTTATACGCTTTTTGTTGTGACTTATAGTTGCCATTAGCGTATTTAGCTCCGCTTGCCATATAGTCTTTGTTGTACGAGTTCGGGGTCTACCTTTGGCATTACAGCTGCAAGCTTGGAGAGTGGGTTACCATCAAATGCAATACCGCTAATATCGTTTGTTTTAAGCCATTCACAGGCTGCCTTGAGATCTTGAGTAGAAGCTTCGCCACTTTTGACTCGCTTTAGAAACTCAGTAGTAACAAGGTTATGTAGTTCGTTAAATTGGTCTTCAGTGGCTCGTTTCTTCATTCGTCTTTTATTCCTGGAAATAGATTACGTCTGATAATCTCTACTGCTTTATCGTCAATAGTATTATCTGTGGATTTGGCATAAGCCTCTAAGAGTTGAATGATCAAATTCTTCACTGCAGTAGTGGAGAGAAAGGTCATTAAGATGGGTTTGATTATGATCACTTGTTTAGTGGGAGTTGAATACTTGGTGATTTGGTGAATTCCTCAATCAGTTCTTTTCGTTCTTGTAGCGTTTCTATTAACTGACCAGATGGTGAGTTTTTAAACTGGTTATACTTTTGTGCTGCTACACCTCCAGCTACGACGAGGATTAGTAGTACTGCTAATTTAACTTTCATCTGTCTTTACAAATTTACCGTTTTCGTCTCTTTTCTTAGATGACTTTTTTTTCTTTGCTTTAGCTTGATCTGCAACTTGCTTAGCTATTGCATCACTTAATGTACTCATGTTTTATCAGTGGGTTTAATTGGACATTCATACTCCTGTTTATTCCAAGGAAATTTCTTATCTTTAGGAGTACATTCTTTTTTTAGATACTGTTTAACAGCAGCCTGTTTATTCTTTTTGTATTCAACGATTGGTACTACGTCATTACACATATCGAATACACGTGTACCTTCAGCTAACATGAAACCTTTGCGTTGAAGTTCAGCACATTTCAATACACGTACAAGCTCATAATCAAGCCTCATCTTTTCTTCTTGCCGTGCGGCTATACGTCTACATTGTGCTAACCCTCTACGATCCAAAGGAAACATGAAGTTAATTTGACCTCCCCAGTTCTCCGCTACTGTGTAGCTTCTCTGACTCATCTCATCGTCAAAAGGCTTTGTATGATTACCCATATAGAATGGGCTAAATGTCATAGTTGAGCCATTGCAAGACACACCAGATCCATAGTGTTGTCTACTTGGTGCTCCATTATTCTGAAATTGGACAGCTTGATTGGTTACATTTCCTGTCGCTGCAGCTACTGGATTAGACACATTTGTAGTCTCTGGATCTGATGCTTTTGCTGGTGCTATTGAGAGAAGACTGACAAGGAGACAGTAGTAGATTCCGTTTCGATAGTTCGATCTATTTCTGTTAGTTCGATTACTTGACTTGCTGCTCTTGACACTACTTCGAGTGAAAAGTCGCTTCCAGCTGTATGTATCGTGAAGATTGAATCTTCGTCTACTAAGCCTCCTGAGCTTGCTGAGGAATGGGTTATGTTGTCCCCAGACCATTTGTTTAACGCTGCTCCATAGGTGGTTGTTGTTATCTCTTCAGTTATATCTTGAGTTGTAGTAGTAGTACTATTCATTGACCCTTGGGTGAAGTTGGGTTGTACTAATTCAGCTCTTACTACCGTGGGTGATGCCAGTAGGATAAGTAAAAGCCATTTCTTCATGTTTCTTTCTTTTTAGCCATAGGACAATCTACGGTTGTTGGTGGTTTGCCATTGCCATTCTTATTACCAGTGGTCAAACCGAATGTCGCCAGTGCTCCCGTAAACACGCTGGCAACGAAGGTGATATCTGAGTTCCCAGCTTTTTTAATCATTGGTAACTCGACATAATTCATAGTGATAATGAAACCAGACCAGACGACTACTCCGAGCCTCACGAATGTTCCAAGCACCTCTATTTGATGTTCTTTATCCTCTACAGCATCTTTTAGCTTTCCAAGGACTCCTTTTTTTTCTGGCGGTTTTCCTTCCATTTATCAACTTTTTTCTGTAGGAACTTTTGGATTTGTTTCTTTAATTTGTCAAACAAAGGTGTAGCAAGGGTGGTAGTGGCTACAGCTGCAACAGCTGCATAGGTAGCAGTAGCTACGACTTCTGCACTAGGTAAGGGTAGATCTATTTTTACAACTGGTACTCGGAGAGTTGGTTGTACAGTAGTTGCTGTTGTATCTGCTGCTTCTTCTTCTTCGGCTGGTGCTTCATCTAGCGTTACTCCAGCTGGTGCTTCCAAGTTTTGAGGAGGGATGACAATGGGTGGAAATATTGGCATCTCTGCTGACGGTTGCTTTAGAGGGATGCTAGGCATATCTAAAGCGTTAGTCAGTTTTATGGATGGTAGTTTCACTTAGGCGTGGGCGTAAAAAACATACGTTGAGCCATTGTCATTATTAGATCCTAATGTTGGAACAGAGAATCCTTTTACTCCCCCTGAATCTACTAAATCTAATACGTCATAATCAGCGTTGGCAGCACTACTTGTATCTAGGAACATATAAGAATCACTACCATCAACAACACCTCTTAACGTGTCAAATATAAGCCAACCGTTATGTGAAGACCCTGTATTTTGTCTTTTTTTCATAATAACTAGTCTTGGTACAAATCCGCAGTCAACGGTAACGACACTGCTGGATCCGCTGTACCCGCCGCATTTTGAAATACCATCAACGCTGGCAAAGAGTATAGATATGAACTCAGATCCATTCTCATTAATCATATTATTGCCGCCTGTAGTCCAATGAGTAGATGTAGGCAAAGTACCGTTAGCCCCGCCATAAATATCACCATTAGAAGTTTCTTGATCTACCTGATTTAGTCTTAAGTTATAACTAGCGGCATTATTACCACCACCATTTAAGTCTTTATGCCATACAACCCAATCGACACTTGAATCTCTATTCTTAGTCCAGATCATTTCTGGCGGTTTTGAGAGGGAATGCGGTATGGATCTAGGTGCCGAAGAAGCACCCTTACCTTCATAGGTCACCACATCAAAACCTTTGTGGCGTTTCCACATCCATGATTGATGTGCACTAGTATAGCTGCTAGATTTTATCCAACCAGTATTGCTATCAAATACAATTGGATCATATGGTGATTCTGGATTAGTAGTACTTGTACCTAAATACTTCTTCTGTATTAATCTTCCTGAAGCAAGCCAATTATTTCCTGAAGCAGTTGCTCTAACAAGTGCAAAGTCAACAGGGAATCCACTATCAAATCCAGGCATAGCTGAACTACCAGATCCCGTATCCATAGCGAATACATCCGTACCAAGTGAGGAAAGCTTGCCTACATATCCATCTGGTCGTCTTATGGCTAGATATATAAACGTATCTCCATCTCCATTTATCCCATCAAAAGAGTTTTTAATTTTTATACCTGTGGATGTGATGTCAAAATCTGTGTTTGTTCTATCTTGATCATTAGCGTTTGGATAAAATTTAGTATCAGTACCTCCCGAAACCATTCCACGCATTGAGTCATACAACATCCAAGGTGCAATAGACCCACTTGTACTTATATTTTTTACCAAAAAATACTGCGGCTCCCAACCCATTAGAATATCTGGCCCGTCAGTCGATCCATTTCCAACGTACGATCCCGTCTTGATTACTCCTTGGTCTTCGTTCTCACCAAAGACAAAACCTGCAGGGTCATCGAAGGGAGAATCGGTACTTGCTGTTGGACTGCCAACGGCTGTAATCGTTCCAGGGGTTACGGTACTTCCAGTTGTGCTGGAATCGTTGCAACAAAGAAGTTTAGTATTCGTTATGTTCGTTAATGGCTCTGTTGGTGGTCTGAATGATGACGTATAAACTGCTGTGCCTTTAACTACTCTGAAATTAGAAATCTTTCCATCAAATTTATTATTACCGTTTGAAGCATTAGCACCTAAACCTGTTATTGCTGTGGTTGTCCAATCCGTTGAATCTGTACCAGTTTTTTCAAGTACTCCGTTTTTATAAATTTTAGTTTGGTTACTACCCGTACCTTCTCTTACTAAAGCATAATGCGTCCATTGACCAAGAACAGGTCCAATGGATGTTGCAAATTTATCACCTGTACTGTATCCGTTTATTGATACTTTATTAGAGCTAATAACTACTGCAAACCCATCTGTATTTGCAACTGCAAAGAAAGTTTTATTTGAAGTAAGAGAATCTGGTTTTACCCAAAATTCAACTGTATAATCACCTGTTCCAAAAGCAAAGTCTGAAGACGCAGCCCAAGTCAAATAATCATTCGATCCATCAAAATCAACAGACCTTGCTTCGCTGGCGTTGCTTTCACCTCCTGCGAATACATAAGCTATCCATTTTGTGCTAGATCCATATCCAAGTATTGCATGTGTAAAGTTAAAACTACTACTAGTTACTGAACCCCAACCTCCACTAGAAAAGGATGTTGCGGCACCAGTTTCATTTAATTTTACCCATTTACCCTCTCCTGCACCTCTGTGATATACAAACCAAGGACTAGTTCTCGAAGTTGTCTTCATTATAATCATCCCAGGAACACTCCCCAATTGATGAGAAATGGTTGCATCACTACCTGTTTCGGTAAATTCAAGAATATCTAGAAAACCTTTTTCCTTACGGAAATTATATGCGGCGTAATCTTCACCACTCTTGTTGTAATTAGCCCAATTAATCGCACCTGAACCTGTTTTATCTATTGAAAAGCCATTGTTGTTAAAAGAATTGATATAACCAGCCCAATGGTTAGCTGTATCTCCTGAATTTTCACCATTATTTAAATTACTGCTAAGTTTTTTTGTTGCTCCTGCACCTCTAACCGTATCTTGAATGGTGTGGTTGTAATTTTGATCTCTGTTTTTTACCCAAACTAAACCACCCTCAGTCATGTCAATACCTGTATTTATTGACCTAGCGGATGCATTTCCTGTGTAGAGGTGGGTGCTGAAAATATCGTCAACGTAGGTCTTCTCAGCAACCGCACCAGCTCCAAGGAGCATCATTTGTATAGACATATTAGCTCAACCCCGCACCACTTATGTAGGCGACACTTGCAGACGCAAACCATACAGTTGCCATTCCTCTACCAGCTAAGGTTCTATTTCCACTTGAGGCATCAGCAGCGTTATGTATTGTTACGCCTGAACCTTGAGTGATAGTTTGATCTGATCCACTGTTATTGATAATGGTTACTGCATCTCCAGCAGCAAAGACTGAGTTATTAAGAGTGACTCCACCAGTTGATATATAGATAGCTTTACCAGCATCAGCAGCGGTTGCTACATGAGCTGAGGATTGAGCATTAGAAGGTATCTTTCTTACATCACCCTTACTATCAGTAACAGTAGTTGCAGTTACATTACCTTCTACATTAGCTACAAGAGTACCAGTAGCTATTGTTATATTTCCAGTTGAGCTAGCTGTACCTGTTGTTGTACCAACTACAAACTTATCAGCACTTTCATCCCAAGCAATAATTGCATTATCACCTGTTGAGCCACGTTCAATTAAGATACCAGAGTCATTAGCGTTGCTTGAAGCACCACTATTTAACTCAAGTAGGTTATCTGTAATTGTGGTGTTAGTAGAAGCAACTGTAGTAGTTGTACCATTGACAGTCAGATTCCCCGACATCGTTAGGTTAACTGCTGTTGCTGTGCCTGTTAGTGCAGGTGAAGCTAGTGGTGCTTTAGTTGCGTCAGCAGTGTCTACATAAGCTTTAACTGACTGTTGACTAGGAGGACGTGTGGCACTGTTAGATGCCATATTATCTTCGTCAATTAATGTTAAAGCAGTTGATTCTTTAGCAAGTGGGATACCACCAGCAGTACTACCGTCATGTACGACAAGTGTATCTTTAGTTGTATCTACAGTGACTTCGCCTTCTGCACCAGTAAAGCTACTGTGTTGTGAGGTTGTACCTCTTCTTAGTTTTAATAATTTAGCCATGGTTATGAAAGTGTTCCGAAGTCAATTTGTAAGTTGTTTCCACTGACAGTTCCTACTTCAGTGAGATTTTTATCGTTGCAATCTAAGTGACCACCTAATCCAGGTGACGTATCTTCAGATACAGCGGAAAGACCAGCGGCTGCAGTGACAGTCCAAGTTGTACCGTTATAGTATTTAAGTACATTTGCAGTTGAGTCATACCAAAGATCACCCTCGTCTAAAGAGCTATTTGGTGCTGAAGCTGAAATCCTGTAAGTACTTGCAAATGAATTAACACTTGCAAGATTAGAAGCTACGGTGTTTATATTGTTTCCAGTGCCAGTTGCAATTGAATCTGCAATACCTCCTAAGTCTTCAGAGAATAATATTTGACCAGCAACTGCATTAATATTATTTGCGTTATTACCAACAGCATTAATATTAGTAATATTAGATGCTGCTGAGTTTATATTGCTTGCATTAGCTACAGCAGAGTTTATATTACTTGCATTAGATACAGCAGCATTAATATTACTAGCGTTAGATACTGCTGAATTTATATTAGATGCGTTTGAATTAACACTATTTATATTGGTAAGATTGCTATTTACAGTAGTTATAGCACTCATGTTTGTAGCTACTGTTGTTACTTCTGTAGCTTTAGGTGTGACTCTGTGGAAACTATATGTATTAAGCGTAGTAGTACTCTCTACAAGCATACCAGTAGTAGCTGCGTATGTTGTACTGTTATCTAAACCAGTAATGGTGACTGTAGAGTTACCGACAGTGCCGTTAGCAATTGTCGCAACTCCAGATCCATTGGAGGTAAGGTTGCTGCTGAGAGCTTTAATAGATAAAAGAGTTCCAACCCCGTTATTAACGTCAGGGTTAGCGTTAGGAAAAGATGTTTCATTTGCAATTGGTACGAATCCACCAATATCGTCTACAAGGTCAGTTATACGTGCATCAATAGCTTGAGTAGTTGCTATTTTGTCATCTGCAGCTACCCAAGTTTCACCTGATTGAATTTCTCCTCCACTACCTAATCTGTAGTATCTAGCATCAGATTCAGTTTCAGTGAAGTATCTATTATCTAACTGACCAGCATTTAGTTCAGTCTCTGTATAGTATCTATTGTCTAGTTGACCAGCATTTAACTCAGTCTCTGTGTAGTAGAGGTTGTTTAATTGACCAGCATTAAGCTCAGTCTCTGTGTAATATCTCCCATCTAGATCAAATGAACCTACTGATGTTACATGACCCTGAGCAGTGATACTTATATCTTGTATAACAGTACCATTACTATTATTAACAGTACTATTAGCACCACTAACATTATGGTTAATAGTAACTTGTCCTCCAGATGTAGTCTTAGCTAAATCAGTACCAGCTAGTACATCACTTGCTATTGCTGTATCTATCTTGGCATCAACTCTTCCGTCTATAGCTCCTGTGGTAGCAACCTTTGTATTGTCGCTTTGCCACGTTTCAGAACTAATAATCGTCTCATCACCAGTCTGCCAAGCTGATTGGACATCACGCTTAGCTTCCTGTGTAACGTATAAGTTTTGATTAAAGTTGTCGTTTAAATCTTGTGACTTAATAGCTGACCCTGCATAGAAGGTCGCTGATAAATTGTCTGAATCTGTATCACGATAAATTCTTATCGCTGCACCGCTGGCAGGTACATGTCCTGTATTAAATTGTACGGTTGTAGGCGCACCGTTTGGAACGGTGAACTGTGTTGAAGCCGTGCCATTGACGCTAACTTTAACGTCAGTGGTCTTTAAATATTCAAATGGGAAAGTATAGGAGGTGGCACCTGTACTCGTAACGTTTCTTTCTGTAACTGCCATTGCATGTTGTTGTTATCTTTTCGGTGGGTTTGCGTATTCAAGTATTCCGTCTATCTTCTTAAAGGCTTTCTCGTTCCTATCAGCTATAGCTGCAGCTTCATTTGGTTTTCCTTTAAGCATTGCTTGTCTAGCGGCTATTGAATCTCTGATGGAATCCCACATAGCTGGGTATTGAACCTTAAGTTGTTCAAAAGCTGTCTTCTGAGCCTGACGTAGTTCTCCATTTAAGTATTGGAATATTGGTAAGTCTTTTTCTTTTAGCTTTATACGAGACCAGCTACGGTTAGTAAGACGTAACTTTCTTAGTTCAGCCACCTCTTTTTGGAAGTAAGGATTCTCCACATACTTCTTAGCTTTCTTAGCCCATCCAGTATCAGCAATTAGTTTATTTACAATTGTTCTTTCATCACCACTAAGTTCATACAAACCTGATGGATCTGTATTAGTTATTTCGTGTGGCATCCAGCCAATCTTATAAAGTTCATCCATCCAGTCAGGATTCCTTGCACTCATTGGTGAAGGACTACCAGCGTTAAACGCTCTGAGCATTGGATTCTCTATGTCATTAACAGGCTTACCGTCAAAGATACTGATGTGATCTGGTAGGTTATTTTTTAGAAAAGGAACTCTATTCTTTACATAAGCAAGAGCATCACCATGTATATCTTTGAATG